GTTTGAAAGATTATTTGTTTGAAAGATTTTTATAACAAAAGTTATAAAAATTTATAGAAAATGACAAGACCTTACTTGAGTTATTTTAATAGTACTTCTACATACAGGACATTCGGATTTATATTTTACCCATTCATTTAAACATTCTGTATGACTAAAATGGTTACATTCGATTTGTGTTAAATTTTCGTTTTCTTCAAAATTGGCGAGACATACAGAACAAGTTTCAATTATGTGTTCACTAGATGATATTATTGTTTGATATTTTTGATCTAAAACTATATTATCTTTTTTGTTGATTTTACTTTCGTTTAAACTTTCGTTTGTAACAAATTCAAATATTTGGTTCTCAACAATATCTAAATTACTGTTTTCTTGGTCTAAAATATCTAATAGAAATTCAAGTGTTTCTAAATCTGTTAATTCAATAAGTCTATCTATTCCTTCTATTGTAGGAGTACCAATTATACGATTGTATAAGTTTTCACTATTCATTGTTGAATTTATTTATTTGTATTATGTTTATAAATACTTTATATTATTGCCAATCTTTCAGATGTTCTGTGTAGCGTATTTATATGAGCATACATTGTGATTACAGGTAATTCATCAACTTTTAAAAATTCAAGTAGTTCTTTTGTTAAAAATGAAGAATATGTATTATTTGCACTAAATATTTTTTCAGACATTCTTTTATAGTGTACACTTTCTATAATATCACTTTCTATAATATCACTTTCTATAATATCACTTTCTAAAAACTGTTTTAGAGAATATTCGTTTTTAAGTTTTTGTATTTCATTCGGAAGAAGAAAAGTGTTTTCTGTGTATACTTCATGTTTAAATTTAACTATTTCAGACACATATAGAAGGTTTTTAATATGATTAGAATTTATAGTCATTGTTTTTATATCGTAGTGTTTATCAATTTTTTCTAAACATAGTTTATAAAGTTTTTCATTATCTTTTCCCATTTTATAATAAAAATCTAAGTGTTTTTTAAACTTTTCTTTCATATAAACTCCAAATATTAAATCGGTTGTATCAGGTAATGGTTTCTTTAAAAAGTCTTCAAATTCTTTGGAAGAAGTATTATTTAATAAGGACATCATACAGTTAGACGTTCCAACATTCTGGTCGAAGGAAGATAAATGTTTTTTATTTTTTATAGGAAAAGTATATGAAAAATTAGATAGTATATATTTTATAAAATCGAGTGGACTTTTTTCTTCTAACTCGTATTTATTAGAAATGATGCGTTCTGCATAACGCTTATTAGTTGTAAAAAAGAATTTAATATCAGACATCTTAAAAAAGGGTTTCCTTCTGTAACCAGTATTAGAAAGAAAGTTAGAAAGAGTTATTAGATCTTTTTCTAAAGATGTTGAAAAGGGGATTTCCAATACTGATGTTAGAAGAATTGTAATGATATCTTCTATTGTACTAATTTTAAACATATTTATGTATCCTACATGTTCTAAAGACGAATCTTCTAAATCGGTAACAATATGGGATTTTCCGTAATCTATAATTACAGGAACAATGTTTGTTTTAATACTGACAACATTATTTACAGATATTAAATATTCTATTTCTTTTGGTTCGTCATAGGTTTGAATAATAATATTCCAAGGAGCCAAATCATTATGGACGAACCCTGTCCTTCTTTGTGCAATTTCTAAAGCAAAACTTAATTGGATTAGAATTAAAAGATAATTTGTTATTGTAAAGTCGGATTTTATCCATTCTAAAAAGGGTTTTCCATGAATGTATTCAAGTAAAACCGATTTTTCTTTAGATAATCCGTAAGTATATTGAAAATGGGGAAGTTCTAAAGATAATTTATTAATTTCTTTTGTCCCTAAATAAGCTTCGTGAATTTGTTGGTTTATTTTAAGAATATCAGTAGATGATTTTATAACAAATGAAAACGAACCTAAATTTCCCTTTTCAACTTTCGAGGTCTTGCTCAAAAAAAGTTGTTCGAAAGCAATACTGTTTTTATTTATACTTTTTAATATTTTTTCATTTAGTTTAAACAATCCATAACACCGAGGAAGGATTTTAGTAGTCAATTCAAAATTTTCTACTCCGTTTAGTAATAAAGACTTAGATAATTGTTTTTCTTCCGTTTCAATTATGTTTTCTAACGGAGTTTTATTGTGATAATTGTAAACCCCCATTTCCTTTTTTAAAGAAACTAACAAAGTTTGAAGATAATCCATTATTCCCTCTTTTTTAAGATAAGTGTTGTAAAATAAGAGAGAATTTTTGGCTATGGTTTCGCATTTTATATCGTTATCTCTGCACCATTTTATTTTCTCAAACAAATCAGATAAATCTTCTTTGATAGGAATATAATGCTCATAAGGAACAAGTAGATGTTTGAACCATAAACTATACTTAGAATCTACCATCAATAAACAACAACCCATACTTAATTCTACAGAAAGTCTAAAAGCTGAAACATGTCCATCGATGTGAATTAGATATTTATATTCGGATTGTTGAAAGTAATCAAGAAATGAAGATATTTTAATACCTTTTTTTTCCATTTCTTTTATATCTATAGTTTGAAGATACCGACTGTTTTTTAATTTTCTCGCTCTTACTTGCCATTTAGAAATACCAGCATCTAAGTAAGGAATGTCTTTAAACTTTCCAGATAAATCTTTTTTATTTTGAGAAGATAAATACGCTACTTTAATTCTTGGATTTGTTTCAATTGTTACCCCTACACCTGTACTGGCGCCTCTAAAAACCCCTGTTGGTTTCTTGTCTTTCCATTGGATTTTAAAATCTTCAGGTTTTGGATATTCTTTGCAATCATCAATAAAAAACTTCCCTTCGTGACTTGAAATTCTAGACCAATCATCTCCAGTCGGAATAGCAATATCTGCATTTTTAGAAGTAGTTACCATTGAAAGAATAGGGGAATATTTTTCATACTTATGAGAAAGAAGTTTAACATTATCTCCAAATATTTCATCATACGCTTCTGTTTCGTTATTGGTGATAATAGGAAAATCGCGTCTGTTTAGAAAAAATTCAATGTCAGGTAAATCTCTTTCTTTACAAAGGGTTAAAAGCATATCTCTCATATTGGTTACATTAGTATCCCCTTCGTTTATAGGATATTCAAATCTAACAAGAGCGTTATTAGCATACCAATTATTTGAGAACTTGTTTACGCTTTGTTTAAAATGACCTTTTCCGTTCATTACGTTGATTTGTCTAGAAAACTCTTCTATATTTCCGATTTTTGGATCAACAGCAACTAAATGTCCCCATTCGTTTGTGAAATTCCGTTTGCTAAAAGGAAGAAATACTTTTAGTTCATTGTTTTGTATTTTTACGAAAATCCCTTTCTTGAACTTATTAAAAATGTAGTTAAAAGTATTATCCACTGCTAAAGCGTTTAGATTTTTATATTTGTACCATAATGAAACATCTTTTAAGAATATGTTGTTAGTATCAATCTGTTTGTATTCTGTTTTTTTATTTGTTTTTTTATGTCTAAACTCATCAAATTGGTCTTCATCACCTGCAGTAAAATGAATTTGGTTAAATTCTTTATACCTTGGGTTGGTCGGTAGATACCTGTAACTTTCCTTGGACGCTTTTTTGCATTCTTCCAAATTGGTGTAGTAATCTGCATACTTCTGGAACTTATCGGTCGTAGTCATTTCTTGCTTTGTTTTTATCTTACTTTTTTTAAATTCGTTTTCTTGTATAACAATTTTGTTATAAAAGTCGTAATTTATATTCATTTTTCTAATTATTCATTTTAACTACAATTTTTTTATAGTTAATTTTTCTTTTTCTTGAGGAGTTCCTTTCTGTGCTTCTGTAAGTTCTGTTAGAAGTCTTTCTGGATTATTAACTCCATATTTTCGAAGAAGATTTACAGATTCTCGTAGTTTATCTTCTTTTGTTTTTCTAGTTCTAACAGTTGTTTGTTGTTTAATAATAGCCATATTCTTGTATTTTAACCCTTGTTGTTCTTTGTTGTTTAGGTATTCACATATTTCTTTTTCTAATTCTTTTAAGCGTTTTCGTAACGGTTCGGTCTTTTTTCTAACATAATCTAACTCTTTTTTTATTGAATTAAGTTCGTCTACTTTTGCCTGTATTGACATTTTATTTTATTATAATGTTCGTTTTAATTAAGAACATTTAGTTTTTAACTTTTTTATAAATAATTTCTTCTTGGAGATAAATATTGTTACTTATATGTCTTCCTAGAACGAAGAAGAAATCGCTCAAACGGTTAATGAAAATGAAAGCGTCTAATGATATATTTTGTTTTTCTAACAAAGGAAGCATCGAACGCTCACATCTTCTAGCGATTGAACGACACATATGCGTTGAACCATAAGGAAGAATAAAATTTTTTAAAGTAGCAAGTTTAGTCTCATAATAATCAATTCTTTGTTCTAACTCTATATAATTAGAATCAGGAAATAATGTTTGTTGGAGTTTCTTATCAGATGATGAAGAACTATTTACAGGAGTTGCTACATGGGATCCAAGGTCAAGCAAACGCGATTGAATCCATTGAAGATCTATTAACACCTCTTCTAAAGAGTTTTCTGAGGAACTTTTTTGTTTTGTTTTAAATTCAAGTTCAATATATACACACCCGATAGAAGAAGAAATTTCATCTAAATTACCCACAACATCGCAATACAAAGCACTTTTAGGTACTCTTTCTCCATTGTATAACGATGTAAGACCGTTATCCCCTGTTCTTGTATAAATCTTTGGCATTTTAAATTAAAAAGTTGAATAAAAATAGAAAATCAATTTTTTAATTTTAAATTAATGTCTATTCATTTGCATTTCTAAAATTTTCTTATTTCTAATGGTTCTTTCGGATTCTCCGATTTGAACGTCGCTGTTTTGAAATAATAGCGGTTTTTGAACTTTTCCTTCAAATTGTCCTAAAGATAATGTAGGATGAAGTTTCGCTTTTCTACTAGTTAGTTCAAACCCTTGTTGAATTGAAGTAGTTCCGTGATTTGTAGAAGCGTTAGTATTAGGGCGATTGTTTTTCTGTTCTTTTTGATATTCATGCTGATTTCTAATGTGAATGTTTTCTCCTTTGTTAGATACTACAGATGTAGCCAGAACTCTTCTTTGTAAATCCATATCTTTGTGAATAGTTTCATTTTTTAAATAACTAGTTTTGACCGTATCGTAAGAAGTATTAAGCGCTTCTTTTGTAAACTTTTCTCCATATTTGGTTGTATTAAATAATTCATCTATAGGAGTAATCTGTAGATTTTGACTTTTTTGAGTATTTGCTTCAGCGTGCAAGGGATTTTCTTGTACGTACTTTGTTGTATTAAAATGAGAAGTATCTTTTGAAAAGTTATGAAAACTAGAACCTTTAGTTGTTTCAGCAAACACATTCAAATGATTAGTATTAATCTGTTTGAGAGGTTCTTTAACATCTGTTACAGTTAAATCACGTGTTCTTACTCCTGTATTTCCAGCGTGTGGATCGAATTTAAGTGGATTTTTAATTACATATTTAACTTCAAACGGTTCAACAATTGCTGTACCGATATTGTAAGTGGCAGTAGGGCGAATATCGGTTTTTATGAGTGCCTTTTTAATTTCTCTGTATTCTTCTTCTGGTATCAATAATTTTTTAGTATAATCAGCAAAACCAGCTTGAGAAAATGCAGATGTATTTTGACGCGCTTGACGAGATAAGGGAAGTAATTCTGATTTGTTTTTTTGTGGATATATGAAAGCGCCATCTCTCATAATTCTGTAAGGAAGATACGATTGTGTACTAGAACCAAGAGAATTACCTACTAAACTGCCTCCTCCTTGTGTATTATTGCCTTGATTACTATAATTAACACTCACGAAAGGGTTTACACCTCTAGCGTAAACTGAAATACATTCACTTACACGGTCAGCACTATCTGCTTGTTCGTTTAACATAAAATTTGTGTCGCTTGCTTTTTCTATTTTTCTAGTATGAATTGATTTGTGGGGGTCTTTAACTATATACATATTTGCTCCCCAACTTTCAACGGATGGAAGAGTTGATTTTCCATACGTTCTTAATCCTGAATAAGTTAATGACATTTAAATTATCTTTGTTATATATCAAGTTTAATTATTAAATAATTAAACTTTTTAATTTAATTTTAAATGGATTATTTTTTTGTATAATCCATAAGATAAACTTTATTTCCTTTATTTTTTCTAGTTTCTTGATAAATTTGAATTTTTTTATCTTTTCCGTATTTTTCAAAGATTTTATATTCAGTATCAGTATATTCATGAATAACTAAAAGATCTCCTCCTTTCTTTTCAAACAATACACGAGGTTCGTAGCGATTTTCTTTCAAATCCCCATAATAGCATACACCTCTCCATATGTATCCTTTATGGTTGGGCATTTCAGATAAATAAAAAATAAATTTCTTTTCATAAAACTAGGAAGAGTTTCTTGAACTTTACACATATATCTAAAAGAGTAATTGATATCTTTCTCATTCTGGCGATTAAGTCTTGAATCTGCAATAATTTTGTCTTGGTATTTTTTAGCAACCTCTTTATTTTCTTGTTTTTCTTTATCTTTAATATCCTTGCGTTTAGCCTTTTCTTCTTTCGTATTTTTTTCAGTTTGTTTATTTTTAGTATATTCTTCGTTAATTTCTATATCAAGTTCTCCCAAATGTATTTTTTCTAAATTAGTATTGATATACGTTATAATTAATTCTTTATCTTCTATATTTTTTTGAAGTTTTTCTACTTGTGTTTCTATATATTCTTGATTAAAAAGGGAATTTCTGATCCTTCCAATCGCTTCTTGAGTTCTTGAAATGTAATTTTCAGCCTCTTTTAATTCTAACTGAAGCTTATTCTTTTGAATTCTTCTTCTTTCTTGCATTTTTTCATCTTTCATTCTAAATATGATTTAAACTTTATTTAGAAGGAATTTCTTTCTAAATCTAAAATACAGTCTCTAAAACATAAACATATAACGTATTAATTTTATAAAGTCGATTACGATTATATTTTAGAAAAAGATAAAGATAAAAAAATATGTTCTACAATTGCAAAAAGTATTTACTTGATTGGAAAAAGAAATTATATTAATTTTTTCTTAGTATCTTTTTATTGGATAAACTCTTTTACTAGGATCTTTTTCTTTACTTTTACATCTTCTTTTTATTTCATTTTTAGATAGACTTCTAGCAGTAATAGGACTTTTAGAATTTATTTTATATAACGGTCTACAATAAGGATACTGTCTTTTTCTTTTAGACATACGAGATCTTTTACGTCCACAAGGAACAATACGAGGTAATTGACAAACATCTATCCATTTTTCTAAAAACCATCTAGATAAACCATCATTCTTTTGCTTACGAGATTTAGGAGATTTACGAGATTTAGGAGATTTATTAACCCGAGATATTTTATATTGTCCTCCTCTTCGTTTATATTCTTTCACTAACCAACCTGAAGCGTATGCTGAAGGCCATACTGCAAATTTACTTTTTGCTTCTGATTTTATTTTAGAATATAAACTTTTATCAATAGGTATATTTGGCATTTATTATAAATTTTATAATAAATCAAAAATAAATTAAAACATCTTATTCAGATATATTCAAAGTTTTTATGAATAAATCTTTTAATCAATAATGTAAAGAGTTTTACAGAACCATCCTAGATTTGTTCACTAAGTTGAATTATTTCAATTTTTTCTAGTATATCACTATATCCAAAATGTCCATTTGGACATCTACAAACACCACTTTCAAATACGTTTATATTTTCTATACATTGAGAGCAACCTATGTTTAATAATGGTTCTCTTTTTTCATTTGCCTTTTCCATCCAAGCAATTTCTTTGTGATTACCTTGTAAATATTCATAATATGAATTAATTTCTTCTTCTGTAGAATCGCATAATAAATAATTTCTGATAATGTTTTTAGAGTTTATTCGGGTGTGTATTGTATTGTGTCGTATTGTCATATTAACTTCTACTTAATAATATTTATTTTTACTTTAAACAATAAAAAAATTGAATTTAAAGAAACTTTTACTTTAAATTAGAAAATGACCGCCTTTATAAGTGAAAATAATATTCAAAACGAGAATATATTAAAGAATAATGGACAATTAAGTCCTTTTGATAAAAAATTAGAAAAAATAAATCATTCATTCAAAGAATTTAATTTTCCAATATTTGAAGATATTAAAGTTTCTACTAAAACTATTATTATTGTATCTAATTTATTTTTAGATATCGAGAAATTGTTTCATTTTTTACCTTTTGTATATTATAAGGTAATTGAAAAGAAGAGAGGAAGAAAAAAGAAATCTGATGTTCCTGAGATACCAATGGAAGTTCCATCTGGTTCTATTATCTCAATTAAGTACAGAGATGAAGTACGAGGAATTAATAGCAAAAAGAAAAAGAAGACTGTTAACAATAAAAAACGTAGTGATTACTTTAGAAATTCTGTAACGGTTGAAATGATGATTGACAATAAGAAAATTAATTATAAAGTAAGCAGAAACGGAAAATTTCAAATGACTGGTTGTAAAAATGATGATAATGCTGATAAATGCGTGAAATTTTTTTGGGAATATATTAAAGATAATCCAGATTTGTATAAATTTCAGAATCCAGATAATAAAACCTTTAAAATTGTCTTCGATCCAGCAATGAGAAACATAGATTTTGATTTAAATTTTTTAGTCGATAGAGAGAAATTGGATGAATATTT